AGGAAGAAGAGCTTCGTCAAAAATCCCAAGCAAAGGATCAGATGCCGAAAACCATGCAGGGATAACACCTGTTTTCCATTTAGCAAATCTGGTTTTTTCAGCCAAATAATATTGACGATAACCGATTACGGGATTTTCATTCTTGTATTGATCTGGCATAGCCTGTACAAACGGAGTTCTCTTGCCTTTTGGGATGTTGGATGGTGGATTATAAAGACCATCCATCAACATCGCTTCCATGGAGTGCACTTTACCATACCGTGCAGAATATTCTTTGCACAATGAATAGGTATGCTTCCAAAGCCACATATAGTTCTTTCTGCTTTCACGAACCCAAATATTACATGGATGATTAATCATTGTGGCCTTGCAAATATTTTTCTTTGTGCAAATACTGGTAGTATACCTTCTCTTACCAGTATCCACTACCAACTGCTCTCCATCAAGTACATGGTGTGCAGTTGACAACAATTGACAAGATTCAACAATCATTTTAACTACATGCTTATCACACATCATCTGTGCGGCGATTTCAGGCTGTTCATCCAGAATAAAAATGTTCATATTTCGTGATTCTCAAAAATGTTGTTAATAGTGCGATTGACTTTTATTAGTGTACCACAGGTGTACAGAGAAGGCAAGTCAAAAGCGCCAACATAAGAACAAGCCGAGCGAATTCCACCAAAAATTTCCTGTATCGTATTTCGTACAGATCCGCGATAGGGTACTTCAACCGTTCGTCCTTCCGATGCTCTATAATCGGAAAGCCCGCCATTGTACTTTTCATTAGCAGTTTTACTGCTCATGCCGTAGTGCAACATTCGGAGCTCTCCATGCTCACCATGTCGTATTTCGCCACCACATTCATCGTGACCGGCAAATATTCCTCCTGCCATTACAAAGGCAGCGCCAGCCACAAAATATTTTGCAAAATCTCCGGGGTGTATGATACCGCCGTCAGCAACGATCCCAATATCGAATGCTTCGGCTGTCTGTGCACACTCTAATACCGCTGATAGTTGTGGATAGCCCACGCCTGCCACACGCCGGGTCAGACACATCGACCCCGATCCTATTCCCACCTTTACGAGATCTACTCCAACTTTTGACAATTCCTCTACCCCCTCTGGGGTCACTACATTCCCTGCAATCAAAATAGACTTCGGCCATTTTTCTCTAACCTTTCTTGTGAAATTATGGAATTCAGTCATGTAGCCATTTGCTACATCAACACAAATAAACGTAGGATCTTTAATATCGGCACTGTCAACAAAAAGTTTGCTTTCAGCATCCAAACCGAGAGTAAGAGAAACATATTTTTCTTTATCGGGATTGGCAGAAGCAAAACTTGAATAATAGTCACCACCTTTTCTTAGGCAGGTTACGATGTTATATTCGGACAATACAAGTGCCATTTTATGGGTGCCAACGGTGGACATGTTAGCCGCCATTATAGGAACACCTGACCAAGAAGTTCCATTATTAAAAGTCTTGCTGACCTCAAGACAAACTTCTTTTCTTGATTTTACATTGCTTTTCTGAGGAACAATTAAAACATCAGAGTAATCAAGTTTTGGATCAGCGTTAATGATCATAGAGGCATATATTACCACCACAATCAAAACGGTCAACAATTATTTTGATTCTTCTATTCTTTTTATGGCATCACGAAGACTTAACATCTTTTGTGCAAGTTCTTTTGAACTGATTTTTTCTTTTAGATAGTCTTCATATTTTGAGATAATAATTTTTGATTCTCTAAAAAGAACCGCGTAAAGATGATCCATTTTAGAATGATTATCGCTCATTTAAATTATTTATTCTAATCCATACGTATCGTCTTTGATAAATCTTCTAAGATTTGACATATAAAAAGAAGACCATCCTTGTTTTTGTAAATCCCACACTAAAATTCTTCTCGAACCTATAAAACTAAATGCATTTGCTCTTGTGTTTTGTTGGCTTGAAGGTATTAAACCTTCTTCCAACGTTCCTATAATTTTTGCAGCTCTTCCGTCCATCTTAAAATATTCTATTGTTGCAATTCCTTTTAGTATTTCAAAAAAAACTTCTGTGGGTGATATAAATCCAGATTTATAATATTCTTCATCAGTTATGACTACTACTTCGGCAAGATAATCTGTAGAAGGATCATACAATTTATCTTTTACTAAATCCTGTCTAAAATCAAAAAAACTAGAAACGGAACCGTAAGTTTTTTTTATGTAATCGGCAAACTCTTTATCGTTTTCTGGTATATTTTTGTATTTTTCTATTCTATAATTTGAAGAATTGTAATCAGTTTCAGATAATTGCTTTTGATAAGACAGGGAGTTTAAATCTCCCTGTAAAAAATTATTTAAAATTTCTTGTTCAAAATTTTCTTCTTGCATTATAGTAATACTGTTATCAGATCATTTTTTATGTGAGTTTCTTTGTATTTTAAATCACATGATTGTAAATTTTTTAAAACCCACAAGGTTTTGTTTTGATCTGCTTGAAAATAAACATCGTGGAATGGTTTACTCTTTTCATTTTTTAAAGTTTTTAAAACTTTATCCCACAAATCTGCATCTTCAAAATCTTTGTTTTCTAGTTTTACCAATGATCTAGATAACTCAGTTTTTAATATCATCACTGAAATCCACGTTTTGGGGGTTTAAAATTAGTTAACAAATCTTGTCTAAATGAATCTGGTGTTTTTTGTTGTGGTGTAAAATTTACATTTTGATTCATTTTGTTATAGTTTTCTGACAAAGGAGATGGTACATTTTTGTACTTATTTCGCAATTCTTTTATAGTTTCTTCTAAAGATTTTCGATTTTTCATGCCAAAAGTTCCTTTCAATTATTTATCAATTTCATAAATATTTTTATGGCAATAACCACCCGGCAAGATTTCATAGATTACTGCTTTCGCTATTTGGGTGCACCAGTAATACAAGTAAACATAGATGTTCAACAGGCAGAAGATCGTTTAGATGAAGCCCTTGAATACATGTATGAAAGACACTTCGATTTCAATCAAAGAGCATTGTTTTTATATCAGATAACGCAACAAGATATAAATAGAAAATATTTTGACACTACAACTTTAGGAAATGCAGTTGGAGCACAAGACAAGTATGATCCAACTACAGGGGTAACTAGTGCTTGGCCAACCGCAACTGACATCAGAACAATTTCTAAAGTTTATAGATCTTCTGATGTTTCTGGAGATTACATGTTCGATCTTCGGTATCAACTTACTTTGTTTGACTTCTTTGGTCTTTATTTCAATCAAGGTGGAATGCAAACGGGTCCCATGGCTAGTTACATGGAATCTATGAGTTATTTAAAACTTGTCAATGATGTATTTAACTACCCAGCATCATTTACATACACAAGAACAACCGATAGACTTTTCTTGGATCAAGATGTTCAAAATATAACTCCCGGAAGTTATTTGTTGGTTGAGGCTTATGTTCAAATTGATCCAAATCAATATTCAAAAGTTTGGGATGATCGTGTGTTTAAAAAATATTACGTTGCTCTTTTAAAGAAACAGTGGGCACAGAATTTGATGAAATTTGCTGGGGTCCCTCTACCGGGCGGAGCACAACTCAATGCTGCTGCTCTTATGAACGAAGCGTTGTCAGAACTTAATCAAATAGAACAATCTTTGTTGAAGACACAAGAACTCCCACCAGATCCACTAATAGGATAAAATGGCAACTAACCCTTATTTTTCCAATTACCAAGGTGAACAGAACCTCGTTGAAGGAATTACTATTGAAATAATTCAAACCACGGGTTTAGATTGTGTATATGTTCCAAGAGAATACTTATCAATTGATAGGATTTTTGGCGAAGATCCAGGTTCTTCATTTACAAAATCATACACAGTTGAAATGTATCTGCAATCTTATAAAGGATTTGATGGAACTGATTTAATTTCACAGTTTGGTCTTGAAATAAAAGATAAGGTTATGTTAATTCTTGCTAGAAAAAGATTTAAAGAAGAAGTTACAAACAAAAATCCTTCGATAACACGACCAAGAGAAGGTGATTTGATATATTTTCCTCTGGCAAAAGCGTTATTTGAAATAAATTTTGTAGAGCATGAAAATCCATTTTATCCACTTGGAAAATTGTATTCTTATGCGATAACCGCTGAACTGTTCACCTACAGCTACGAAAAGATCAATACACCAAACAATGCAATCAATTCTGTATATACAACAACAAGAGGTCTTTCTGGATCTACTGTAATACCTCTAAACAATATCTTGGGAACAACTGCGGGAATAAACGATGTATTGAAAACGGAATCTGCTGGATATACGTTTGATCCAAATAACCCATTTGCGGCTTGCGATTAATGAGGAATAAAAATGTTTGAATATTTTTACAATAAAAGTTTGAGAAAACTGGTAGTGGGATTTGGTTCTTTGTTCAACAATATTGTTGTACAACATTCCAATCCAGATAATATCAATTTACCAATACCAATTAGAGTTCCAATTACTTATGCTCCACAAGAAAAATTTATAAGAAGACTGTTGGAGCCCTCATCGATAACTGATGG